TGAACTTCATGGGCGGTGTCTATAATATCAGAAGCTAGTTCGCAAGTGACTGCGTGGCCCCAAAGACTTACGATGGCGAAGCCCGTCGGGTTTGTGGCGACGCTTTGCTTTTGGCTGTGGTCGCCATGACATGTCTTTAACACCACTCTTCTTGGCCATTACTTCACCTATGGTTTAATCTTTGGCAAACCTTCGTTCTCGGCCATGTACCGTTCGAGAGCGCGAGTGCCGATAGTCGAGCGAAACGCCTTACGGGCAAACGTCATGCGGTCCCGAATTTTTTCTTTGCGCTCATCTTCCGTAAGGTCCTTCCACTCCGGCGATTTAATGTCCTGTTCAACAAGCGCCTTCGCAAGAACACCAGAAGCGAATGTAAACTGACGGCGCTCACGATCTGTAAGTTCAATCTCAAACTTAACCGGTTTTTCTTGGCCCACATCCACCGCCAACGATACCTTCTTGTCCGGCCTTTCAAGACCAAGCTGAAGACGGGCGACTTCTTTTTTCACGGGGTCGGTAGTAACCGTAGATGTTTTTACTGGCGCGACGAGATTGCGAACAAACCCAGCAAGCCGGTCATTGGCAGGCTGCTCGGCTGGCATAGGGGTAAACCCAGTGCGAGATATTGTGTCGCCCCATACATCAATACGTTCGGGGACTTTATCGAAAGCGAAGTCCTTGCCCAACAGGGAGAAACCTTCGCCACGGATAATTGGAACCCGGTTCTGCGCTTCCTTGATTATGCTATCGGCTTCGCGCAGTTCGGGATCGAGAGCGTTAGCTGTCTGACGCGCAACATTGGGTATAAGTCCGGCTGCGGCGTTACGGAAATAACTTTCAATCCGTTGCGGGGATGTATCCCGCGAGAACAACGCCTCGAACAGATTGGTTGCGCCCTGAAGGTATGTCTTCTCCGCAAGATTGGTAGCCACAGAAAAAGGAATGAGGGCCGCAGCCTTCTCATATTCCTCATCCGTCATGTAATCTTTCATCGTAACGAGATCGGCGACCACGCCAATGGGCGTACCGAATGGATCAAGGCGACCATATGGATAGTACGTGTCGTTAATCTTAAAGCTATACGGCTGCCACCCAGTCGCCATAAGAGCCGCACGCTCTTCGGGATCGCTAGGGCCGGAGCCAGTAACTCTGCCCTCTAGCGCCTGAGTAGCAATCGCCCCTGCGATGCTGGTCCCAAGAGTTAATTTAGCCAGTGCTTCGTTACGCTGTCTCCCGCCAGCCTTAATCTCGTTCCGCCAACGATCTGATATGAAGGGAAGTGGCGACCGCTCCGACGCATATTTAATTAAATTAAACGGCGTCTTTACGAACGGAAGAATATACCGCGCTAAGAAGAACTCGTTTGTGGCACGTTGCACAAACTTACCGGGCTTGCCAAGTTCCGCCTGAAACGTGCGGTAATCGGCCTCGCGCCGAGCAGCCTTTGTCATGGCTTCGGTTGGGTTATTCAGGAACTCGTTGTATAGTTCGCTGAATTTTTCCTTATTGCCCTGACTAAGATCGAGCGCCTTTTTGTACGCTTGCGCTGCAAGTTCACCGCGTGTGTGAATGGCTTTAAAATACTCATCTTGCGTTGTAAGAAAACGAGACGGAAGGCGGACGATCTCGCCTTTCAAACCGCTGATAGCATTGCGCCGTGTCTCTAACGCGGTAACGGCGCTAGGCGCTTCACCTGTCACGAACGCCTGCTTAGCTAGGCGCAATCCATCGACCGCGCCTTGGCCCATTCCTGCGATACGCGCACCTACTTCCCGAAAAGTAACACGATCCGGTGTACGCAGAACTGCGCCAATACCCGCTTCGATAGCTTTCTCAACTGGTGCGGAAAGGGTTGTCAAAGCGTTAGACGCGATGTTGATGGATTGCGTTTGCGGCCCAGAAAGAAGCGCGTTGATATAGTATTCTTCAATCTTGTCGCGGAAGTTAGGCTTGGAAATTTTACCAACAAACGCCGCAACTTGTTCGGGCGTTTCAAGCGTGGAGAGTTTCTGCAATATATCTTCAGCCGGAACGCCTTTGGCGCGTTCTTCCATAAGCTGCCGCAGCGCCAGCGAACGACCGCTGCTCGGCTGCTCCCGCAGAATACGCAGAGCACGCCCTGCTTCTGCTGTTGCTCCGGCCAAGTTTTCCTGAAACGCCATGTGCGTAGCGATTAGGTCAAGTGCTTCGTCCGCCTTTGTGGGATCGGCTCCGGACACCGACCAATCTTTGACCTTGGTAAAGACATCATCAGCGGTTTGGTTAAGAACGCTGCGTGCAGCCTGAAGCTGTTCCGCATTCAACGCCATCCCTACTTTACGGCCAAGGATAGACTGAAGATCAATCTCTTCAGCCTTCTTGTTAATCTCAGAAATGGGCATCACGCCGCGACGGGCTTCGACAAAATTGTTGTTGGCTTTTGCAACGTCGTCGAGGAAGGTCTTAATGTCGGCTGGCTTATCGAATTTGGCAAGGTTAAGATTGCCCGCACGTTCCGGAGTTGCAATAGGAGGCGCCTCAATCGACGCGACGGCTTGCTCCAATACGGCTTGCGGCTCTGCACGAACAGGCGTCGGTGCTACCGCAGCTTCAGGGATTGCTGCTGTGGCCACGGGGGCTTCCGGCAACTCGACCGTCTTCGCCTTTACCAAAGTCTCCGGCACAACAGGAGCCGGAGCAACGGTCTTAGCAACTGCGGCCATCTCTGGAGAGAGCGCAGCACTCGGAGCAGCAACGGGGCCAGTAGCCAAACGGCTGACAGCCGCGCTAGTCTCCGGTGCAATACGACGGACCCCCGCCGCGATTGGCCTAGCGGCAAATGGCGCAAGCGTAAGTCCAGCAATTGCGTAATCGCTACCTGTTCCGCGACCTACTAAAACGTCACCGATACTTTGTTCCAACGCCTGAAGGCCGAGTAGGCTTTCAATGTTCGAAACTACATCTTCGCCGTACTGGATAGCGCCACGTTCATCAAAGCCGGGAAGCAAACCCGCTACATTCGCAACGCCAGAAGCAAGGGCGTCGTAGACCCCGCCCGTAATTGTAGTCGGGGTAGCAGCTTTTAGTTCTGGTTGCCGGTTTGCGGTAACAGCACTCTCGCCTGTTGCGGGTAAACGTGAGACAACAGGGGCCGCAAGTATGGGGCCTTTGTAGTTCTTGGCAATCCAAGCGTCAGCCGCAGCTTTAAGTTCTTCATTACTGTTAAGCGACGTTACGCCGGGAAGCGTGATCGTCTCCCCAGTGGCCGGAATTTTCAGGAATACTGGTTCGCCTTTCGGCTTCTCCTCGGCCATGAAGGCTCCTTAATTAACTTGGTTCAACCGCTTAGTAATGGCCGCGAGTAAGTTCGGATCGACACCCACAGCGGTCGTTTTCTTGGCGGGTGGTGCACCCGGCGCAGCACGACGTGTTGGTTGTGGCGATGGCGACCTACCGCCACGACGAGCGATAACAGACGGCGACAAATCTTTATCGTAGACTTTGATTACGTCGCCGTTGTCCTTGTTGATAAGAAGTTTTTGCGATCCACGGTCAACAAGATCAGTCTCAAGATTGTTCGGGAGATCAGTTTCAACGCGGCTATAGTCGGAAAACACGGCTACTTTATTACCGGATGGACCGTTAATAATCTGGAATAGCTGCTTCTTAGCCATCAATTCCTTTTCAACAATTTCAAACGCCTTGTCGATATCAACATTCTCAAGCAAACCGCGCTTATCTTCTGGGACAGTAGACGCATACTGATTGATAAACGCACGCTTCTGCGCTTCTTGCTGCTGAGCCTGCTGCATCTGTGCAATCTGGTACTGCGCGTTCAGCTTTTGCATCTGCTGTTGGCGCACGTTCTGAAGAACGGCAGCCGGATCGGCAGCGCCACGGCTACCTGCGGCCTGAAGCACTTGACCAACCGCAGCTATTTTCTGGCCAGTTGATAGCGGGCCAATACCCCCGCTCATAAGCGCCTGCATGTCTTGAATGTACTTTGCCGTTGGCGAAAGCTGCGGCTGTACTGCTGCGGTCGGAGGTGCGGTCCCTACCGGGGCCATAGCAGGCATAATGCGAGGACCCACCGCCGCGCCACCCGGAGGAGTGCGGTTCGGAACCAATGATTGCAGCAAGGTTTCCATCGGGGTTGCCATCTACTTAACCCTTCTTGAAGAGATCGAGGAGAGTACCAATCGTGGACGCAGCCGTACCAACTTGGCTGAGCGTTGACTGGCCGGGGGCGGTTGTTGTCTGTGATATTGGGGACGGAAGACCCTGCGAACCCATGAGCAACGTCTGAAGTTGCTGCTGCGGGAAGCCGCGCTGTTCGAGGAAATCCTTGTAGGCCAGATCAAGGTTCTGCTGAGCCATGCCGCGCTGTGCTTGGCCTGCGCCTTGAAGCATCGCAGCGTATGCCTGCTGATTGCCAAGAGCCTGTTGTCCGTAGCCAGCAAGAGCGGATGCACCCGCAAGCTGCTGTGCTGGCAGACCCTGTGCAAACCCAGCGGCTTGCGTGTATCCCTGATTATACAGGTTCGCCAGCGTCTGAGCCGTATTCAAATCCTGCTCGGCTGCGATCTGCGCTTCGTAAACACCACGGCGTTCATTGCCAAATGCCCGCGACGAAGCAAGCTGGGCCTTGGTAGCAGCGTCACGTTCAGCGCGGTTCTGTGCGAGACGGGCCATCGTGGCGTCGATGACGTTGGTCTGGAACGGCGACATGAAGCCGGAGACATCTTGCTGAAACTGCTGCGGTGTATACCCGGCGGCGCGCTGCGCGACCTGTGTGGCTTGCTGAAGTTGCGGCATCCCAACTTGTTCAGTGGCGGCGCGAGTAGCAACGCCGAACGCCTGCTCTTCTGCTGGGCGGAAGCCTGCGATGCGCGGCCCCATATAAGCCTGATACGGGATAGCCGCAACCTGCTGCGCGGCCCCGTAGTTACGCGCCAAAATATCCTGAATGAAAGGGTTCAGTGACTGAGTTTGCGTAGTAGTTGTAGTCGCCATTATATTCCCCGTGCGGACCGGCCGCCTAATCCTTCGTTATTACCACAAATATAAACCAATTGACAGCCCATTACTACTGCACCTGCATCACTGATAAAAGGCAAGATGGCCCAGATGGGGCAAATGCCGTTGCAGGAGAAGCATGAAGTTCAAGGTTTGTACTATTAGCCGCCCACATTAATTCAATATAATCGCCAGCAACTAAGGAAAAGAAGTCATCACGGCCGGAAGCCATATGGCCGCCGTTAATGTCGCTTGTTGACAAGAACGTACTTGCCGAAACATCTGTTCCATTTTTCCTGAACCAAAAATATGTAGTTTTTGCGCTGCTGTTATTGGATAGAACTGTAAAATGGGCTGAGAAATTATAGATGCCAGCTTCCGTTACGACAATCCGAGAGGCAGGCGATCCGATTGAAACGCCGTTACTTTCTTCAGTTGTGTCGAAGGTAATCGTGTACGCCGTATTCGCAGCGGCAGGAGACACACTAGTGGTCTTCATAAACTGGCCGTAGAACCCGGTGTAGATCAGCTTGGCGGGGGCATAGATACCAACGTCCTGACCTTTCTCGTAAACATTATTCGAGAAGAGTTCTATGAGGCGGTTGCGTTGCGCTTCATAGTTTGGGTCGTATGCGTTTGGGGGTGGAGGTAGCTTAATGCTCATCGACGCCCACCCGGAATAGCATTAAGCCGCATGATGCCTACACGCCAATCGACGTTGCGTGCGCCATCGACGCGCATGTTAATCTGCCGTCCATTAAAGCGCACCGACGTTGGGTTATCTAAGGAATACGGCCCGTAAGTTGTTTCTTCCCCGTTCGGGTAATACTTCTTAATAAACGTCGCCGTCACATCACCCTGTGTTCGCTCGTCTGGGATCAACTCATTGATGTGCAGGATACGGTCGCCTTCACCAATCTGGATTGGCCCAGTCTCGGCGAACACATCACCGCCACCGGGACGGACAAACACAAACTCTTGATCGTAAACTTCGCCGCTTGGCGACCACCACATCGGGTAGTTGAACACGGTCTTGTCAACGCCGCAAGTGCGTGCCAGTGTACCGATAGCCCAATGGTTTTCTTGGAAATTCCAAACGACATAGCGGTCATTTTCGCTCGATGACGCAGATGGGTAGAACCACCAAACTTCGCCAAACTCGGTATTTGGAACACAGACAATCTTAGAACGCTGAGAACGGTTCATGCCAGAAAAGACATAATCTTCTACGTCTGACGGTAGTGGTTTAACGTAACCATCATAGACAAAGAAGCCACGGTTGCCCATCCAGACGGCCATGTTATCGAGAACAGCTATGGCTTGGCGGGAGATGATACCGCAGTTGCGGCCTGCGGTTTCGAATTGATAGACGAACGGCAACCCTACATATTGCGCAACGTGTGCGTCTACGTCAGTAAGAACCAGCATCTGGCCGCGAACACGACGGGCGCACATGAGGCTGCCCGGCGTTGTCAGGATAAAGCTACCGGCCTGATTGGTGGATGCGGCTGTCCAGACGGTGTTGTTTTCGAGATCGCACCACGCAATCTTACGCGGATTGCCGTCGGCTCCCAGCGCAAAGATCGAACGCTCGTCGGTAACGCAAAGGCCGACACAATCTTCCGGAGAGTTAGTAATCCGCGCCGCAAGCGTAACGGGGGCTACATCGTCCAATTGCCATTCGTACAGCTTGCCGTCCGACGTGGCGCAGGCCACAAGATACTCACCCCAAGTATCGAGGCTCCATGTAGCTGCTTCTATAACTGGGCTAATGTCCGGACGTGGTGTACCATACGCATAGCTGCCGTAAGTAAGGTCGCCGTATCCAGTATTGTCATCGCCGTCAGCCGGGCCGGTAACAAATCCTGTGGGCGTGATGTCAACAAGAACACCAGCCGCTGTCATGCTGTAGAGTTTTGTGTTAGTCCCTACACCAAGACGGCGAGTGCTATCGTTTGAGCGCCATGCAATTGTAGAACGCGGAATACCGTTTGTGGCGCTTGCGGTACGAACGGTCCACCCACCAATCGGGCGCATTGTCCCGTTATGCCAACGCACAAGGTTGGCGTCATACCACCGTCCTGCGGCCTGAAGTTCGGTGCCGTTGCGATATACGCCGGGTGGTATTGAAATAGGGATCAGTGTCATGCCGGTGTCCGTGTTGAGGCGCTGGGCCCTTATATCACTTATTTGGGATTTTTACAGCCTCTTCCCATGCTTCTATTGTTCGGCGGTGACGCAATGCGCAGTCACCATATTTAGCTAATATATCGACTTCCCATATAGCACGCTCAGGATCAATAAGCGTAGCGGGTGGCGAGGGAAGCGGCGGGCAGTTACTCGCTAGGTTCGCTGGCGGCTGCGGCATTGGCGCGATTGACGCCGCCTTCGAGCAACCCGACAATGCGAGCATCAGGAGCACAATCAGCAGAAACAGCAGGCAAAGTCTTGTATATCTCGCGGATTGTTTGCTTTTCTCCGGTGACCACGACATCGGCTTTATCTCGTTCGGATTGGTAGAGCGTTGAAACCTCATCTATTTGTCCTTGCATTTGCTGGCGCTGCTTCTCGGCTTTTTCCAGAACCGCAGAATACGCGGCATCGCACTGCCAGTCTTTGATCTTCCATCCGGAGGCGAGGCCGATAGCAAGAGCGCCTGCCGCCACATAGCCCATGAATGGATTAATCCGCACCATTTATTTTTCCCCATTCTCTCACCGCAAATATAGTCGCACAAGCCGCAATCGTAGCCGCCAAATCCGTAAGCGAGATTGACTGGCTGTTTACAATAGGCAAGGCTACCGCATTTACAATAACACCGCAAGCAATACCAACACATGTGACCGGACGCCACCAAACCCGGACACGCTCAAGCAGCGCGGCCTCAAGTTCTTTAATCGTCATTTTGGGTCGGGATATTTAGCGTGTGGAAGTTCCCAATGTGGCCCGTCCTTAAACGACTTCCAGTCTCCGCCCCAAGTAATCGGCACATTTTCAAGACGCGCTGCCTTCTTCATGGCCTCTTCAATCTTATCAAACAGCGGCCAGTCCCAACGGATGCTACCCGCTACATACGGCGCGATGTCAACCGCAAAGCCGTGAAGGTGGCGCGAACGCATCGTCTTGGTCGCGCCTTTGGCGAACAGTTCTTTCTGCCGTGCGGGAGACCGCAGCCCTTCGATGACAGTGAAGTCAATATCGGAAATGCTGATAGCGCGTTTAACGACGCGCACCAGATCAGGGTGCACGCCGCGAAGGTTTAACAGGGAACGTGGGCCTAGCTTAAACGCCATTACCGATCTGCCTTGTTATCCAGCTTGTCTTCAATCCGGCGGAGGTGCATCATAACCTCGTCAAACTTCTTGTCGATGCTATTGAACTTCTCGTCGCCAAACTCAAGTTTTGTTTCAAGAATGGCCAGACGGTTGCTCAACTGCGTCCAAACACCAATGATGGCGAAGAGGCCCGCGATGACGGTGAGAAGCGTGTCGATGCCGAATGACATGTCCATTGTCAGGAAACCACGGCCCGTGTGTTTGTACTAGTCACGCTTCTGTTCCTTCTGCTATATAATTTTGTCCAGATAGC